GACTCAGAGGGCTTGGCGGAGTTAGCGAACTCGTAATTCTCCAAGTGCACCTTATCCTGGAAGACTGGTTGCAAAGAGTTGTACTGTGTAGCCATAGCCACGTATCCTAACGCTGCACTAGCAGCCGTCGTATAGTCAGCAGACAGAGTCTTATACTCGAATATCATGCCCGTTATCATGTACTGTTCGTAATTGTTCGCCACGCCGGCTAACCAAGGGAACGTGGTGCTCAACCCTGGGTTTATATCATACGCATTAAGCGTAAAGTTGGCAGAGGCATGAATGTCTCCGATGTACTCTCTATGGCGCATACACACGCCCCGATGTGAGTAATTGATAAGCTCAGGCGGAGAGAACCGCTCGCCCATTAACGAGTTCACTTCAATAGTGTAGTCCCCGAAGCCTGTAAAATGCTTAACTAGCTTCTGTGCTAGATGACCCAGACCACCCCCAATGAGGGCCCCCGGTGGACCACCAATAAGAGTGCCGATACCTGAACCAATCATCGATCCGTAGGGTACAGATGACCCTGCAGCGCGAACCTTACGGTAACCACCCCTACCCGTAACAACGGGCAAAGGGATCCTCCTTCGGGGTGCACCTCGACGACGAGGGGCGCGCTTCTTCTTGTTCTGAACGACGAGTACCTTGCTCATATGAAGTATACATTAGCCGACATAAAAATCCCCGATTTTAATTAATTAATTGAGGGCCATGAGTGCATTGTCTCGCGGGGCTGATGGGGCTTCGCCCCAGCCCCGCTCGACTGCCTGCCTTCGGCAGGCTGGTCGAGCTCACTCACAGTACCCTAATAATTAATTATTTTCAAAATTAAGATGGGGCCCAGAGTATACGACGTTGTATACGAAGTTATATACTCTTTAATGAAGACACGCAAGATGAACAGAGCATACTGTTGGACCCTAAACAATCCAACCAGCGAAGAGATCGAGGCAATCAACCAATCGACCCTTAGATACATAGTGTACGGACACGAGATAGCCCCAGAGACCGGCACACCGCATCTACAAGGTTACCTTGAAGCCACCCGTGGATACACTATGGTGGCCATAAAGAAGATGCCAGGGTTCGGCAGAGCCCATATTGAAGCCCGCAATGGAACACGAGACGAAGCCCGCGATTACTGTATGAAGGACGGGAAATATGTCGAACGAGGAGATTGGCAAGCAGGCGGACAAGGCCAACGGAGCGACCTACCGAAGACAGAAGCCAAATACAGAGAATGGTACGAGCAGCTCCGAGAGAACCCCAACGTACAGGAGTTTATCGCTAATAACCCCGAGGCCGCATTCAGATATCCTAACGGTGTACGCATGGTGCTTGAATCAGTCAAGCAGCAACACCTACAGGAGCAAATGGCCATCGTCTTTGAAGGGTTTCAACCGAGGAACTGGCAAGCAGACCTACTAGCTGAGCTAGAGAAGAACCCACATCCCCGTAAAGTAATATGGTACGTAGACGAGACAGGCGGCAAAGGCAAAACACACGTAGCCAACTACATACTCTCCAAAGGAGACGCCGCATACTTTAGGGGAGGCCGTACCGCTGACATAGCGTACAGATACAACGGGGAACGAATAGCCTTATTCGACTTCTCCAGGACCAACGAAGAGTACACCAATTACCAGGCCATCGAATGCTTAAAAGACGGCCTTATTGACTCACCAAAGTACACAAGCGTGCTAAAGCAGTTCTTGGTCCCCCACGTTGTATGCTTCAGCAACTTCATGCCTGATAGATCTAAGCTATCCCAGGACAGATGGGATATTAGACTACTAGACGACCCCAAATACAACACAACGCCACCAATGAGCCCAAAAGAGACTCCTGATATGCCCATCGCAGAGGCACTAAGATTAGCCGAGTATATACCTGCAAGCCCGGTACAAGACGCGCCCAAATGGCCCCTACTAGAACCCTACTCAAACCACTACAACCTAATCACAGTAGGCCAAAAAAGCGCATCTCAAAGCCCAACGCAGAACGCCCCGGCTAAGCCATTAGCAGCGCCTAGCGACGAGCCCCTAGGGAAACACTCATGCGAGCCTGATTGCGCGTGTTGGTGGGTCGGAGGGCAAGACAATGTGTCAAGTCATGAAAGCAGCGCTGAAAGCGACGATGAGACGACAAGCGCATCTGAAGAGCTGAGCGAGGGGGGTAATACTGGGCTCTATACTAGAGCCGCCCCCTCGCTCCATAGCGAACCTAACAGCGAGACTTCCGATACGCCACTTAGCTCGTCTGATAGCTCGTTCCCAAGCACACAGCCGACCACGCCAGCGAACCCGTCAGTCCATCGCAGCCCAACCGGAAGATTAATTATCAGACGCCGCGTAAGTCCATCACCAGGGTGCCGACTGTATATTAAGTAGCTTGGCAACCCCATACGGGGCCCGAGTAGTGTGTACACAGGGCATGGCGGCGCACCCGGGTCGTCCAAGTGTGGAGACCGGGCGCTTCGGCAAGCCCTGTTCCCACACACTCGCGGCCCCTCCTGCGAGGGGTTGCGTCATATAGGGACTGTATATGATTGAACACCCTACAAAGAGGGCCTTTTGCATACTATGGCGGCCGACTATGGGGAGACTACGATGAAAGCATCTAGGGACCAAACCTTGCCCTTTAGCAAGTCAAGAGCGGCAAAAAAAAGTATACACACCCATGTCCTTTTTTTAGGCCTTAAATCCACATCTGAGCAACATGCAAGTCACACGACGTGATTCCCGTAGGGAAGGTCCCTGCGCCCCCAAAGGTTACAACTGCAGAAGCAGCCGTGATAGTGACGATGAAAGCTACAATAAGTCCTTCGGCAGTCACTCCGTTCTGAGACGAGAACTGATTTATTGTATGATTAGCCCAATCTACGGCCAACGCACAACCCGACGTGGCAGTGATAATAGGAGCCACTATACCCGCAGTAGATGCTCCAACCAGATTGTACACACACATGAACTTCCCATGGCTCAACGTAGCTGGGAACGTTATAGTCGAAGGAGTAAACGTAAGCTGAAGCGTATTATCCGCGTCAGGAGTCTGACCTGTACCCAGAGGAGAAGGCGCCGTAGCCGCTCCTATACGCCAATGAGCAGACAAGACATCATCATCGGCATCAACCATCTTGGGCTTGAAGAAGCATACTTCATAAGTACACCACAACTCACCAAGGACTCCTGTGCCAGAGTTCCCTCCGGTTGCGATCTGGAACTTACCAAGATCATAGAGCCGCTGGTCTGCATTGTTCTCCACTGGACCAGTACGCACATACAAAGGATCCGTAGGAGTAAGAGCCCGTTTACATTCAATAGGATGAATGAAGGACTCAGAGGGCTTGGCGGAGTTAGCGAACTCGTAATTCTCCAAGTGCACCTTATCCTGGAAGACTGGTTGCAAAGAGTTGTACTGTGTAGCCATAGCCACGTATCCTAACGCTGCACTAG